GCATCTTCTTAATCTTCTTAAGAAACTGATCTAGCTGAACAGTCTTAAACTGTACGTATGGAGCAATGCATTGACTAAGAAAGATGTACTTTCTGAAGTGACCCTTTCTAGGAAGAGTTTTAACATCCATCTTCTTCTCCTCACAATAGTATTTCTTGATGATCTCATCACCAATCTTACTATCTGAATAGTTTATACATGGAATATCAAACTCTTTCTCTATGTCAAGTCTCAACTGTATCTGGTCATTACCCTTGTACAACGGATGCTCTGTATCACCAATGGTCACCTTGTAAAACTCATAGGTAGCCATAACATCATTCTGACAATACTGACGTGTGAGCTTTCTATCTTCTAGAGTCATACCAATCTTTGTATGATGAATAGGCATCTCTTCAATGTTCTCGAGATCCATTTCAAACTCTAGTCTCTTTAGACTAACACGTCTGTTCTTGTTGTCAAAGTGATGTATCTTGAATAGATCAATCTGCTTCAAACTAAGCTCTTCTTCACGATACTCAGCAAATACATCATAGTTTGCATCATCTATTACATCCTGAGCCTTCTGAGCAATCATGGCTGCCACTTCAAGATTAGACTTTTCACCCCAATCTTGATACTTTCTTAAGATCCATTCAACCACTTGGCTGTCAAATCTTAGATTGTTGTAGCCCACCCAATAGAAGTCTTTGTACTTCTCTGTGAACTCTACAAACTGATCTAGTTCATACTTGCTCTTGCTCACCTCAAACTCACGATAAATGTCCTCGTGAGGAATATAAATCCCCACGAGAAACATTTCTTTGAGTGTTTCAATGTCGTAAATTAAAACATCCATATGTTTGATTATGCACCATTTCTGTGTTCAAAGGTTACAGTCTTGAAATCGATGTTCAGATTGTCATCATTGTAACGAACAGGATTGAAGAAACCATCCACTTTAGTGTCTATACCAGCGAGTGTAGCCTTTAGTTTGTCAGTGATTCTTTTCTTCAGACGATCAATTGCTTTTCTTTCTAGCACTTCGAATGGAAGAATCTCATCACCAAATCGAGCAATCATGTGCTTGATAAACTCATAATTTCCCACCTTGATATAACCAACTACAAGAGGATCTGGAGAAGCATCATCATACCAAATACAGATTTTATCAAAGAATTGCAGCCTTTCAGCCATAGCAATTTCTCTCATTACTTCTCTTGGAATGGTAGACTTGTCATACTTCTTGTAATCAACAACTTCTGGACAAAGAATAGCAAAGACATTCTCTGCTTTCTTATTCATGTGGATGTATGGAGAAGGATTCTTATCAGTTTCTCCACTTGATTTTGGTGCGATTAGTTTTAACTGACCTTCCATACCAAGTTCTTCAGCAATCTGCTTCCACTCTTCTGTCACTTCTTTTGAGCCAATCATTTCTTCTAGCTCTGGTTCTAAATAAATTTCTACTGCCATGGTTTTAACGTTTGTTTTTTGTGAAATACAATTCTAATTCTTCAATTCTTCTTTTTCTTAAGCCTCTCATTGGTCTTCCTCTTGATGTTGTCCATTTCATGAACTCATGTTGAATTCTAAAATCATGTGGATTTTTGTTTATCATCTCCAATAATTTTGATTTTTCGAAATTTCCATATCCTACATTGTACAAGAAGCTAGTGAGTGCAGATTTTTGATTCTTTGTTAATTCAACTTTGACTAAGTTTTTCAATTGCTTTTCAATTTGATTGATGTTAAAGTCGTAAAGTTGATTCGCTCTACCCAAACTAATCACATCACCCATCTTTACTGATCTTCCATTCTCGTAATAGGTTGAGCCTATTCCAATTGTTGGAATTCCTGATGGACATCTGTAAGCAGTCAGTTTGACACCTTCAAATTTTTCAATCAATGATCTTGTTGTGTGATCACTTTTGTAATCGTATTTTAAAATGAAAGTGTGACTGTTTTCATTTGATGATGAAATTGGACCTATGAACATTAACAAAGTTGAAAATAACTTAATAACTTTTTCCATTAGTAAAATACACAATTTTAGTTACTCTGTCAAATCTTCTTCTTCATAATCCTCAAGAAAGAAATATTTTAATATCACTTCTTGATCCTCTGTAAGAGTGTAGATTGTTTCATCCTGATCAAATGCTTCACCATCAATCAATATATGCACCTTTCCATCATTGTTCTGAATAATCCAGTTTGCATCATCAATGTCAAATGGTCTTAGCTCATCATCTTCATGCAACCATCCTATTTCTGGCGAATACGCCACAATTAAATCAGGTTCATCAGGATTGCTCATCTCTAGTGTGACCATTGGCTCAACAGGAAAACCATGCTTTGCCACAAAATTGTCATACTCTTCCTCAATAATATCCTCTTCGAGGAGCCATAATTCAACAAACTCTCTATCAGTTCCTGGATAAAGACTATTCATGAACCACATGCCTGCTAACAAATCTTCAGGCTGGTAGAAGCTAACTTTGAAGTTAGCCTCTATCCATATTGCATCTTTGTCATCAACCCTCCCAGCCATTTTTCTCTTCTATATTTTTTTGGACTCGCATCCAATACTCAAGTCCTTCATTTGATCTGTCCCAAATAAATGCAGAGTATAGAAACTCATCTTCTACTGTTTGAGTTGAAGGATTAAGTGGATCTTGTTCATTTGCCATATTGGCAAAAAACTTTTCTGCATCCTCTTTGCTTAAATGAATATCAACCCAATGCTGATATGTGTTTAATTGCTTTTCCATGCTTCGTCTGGTTTTCTTGCTTCGTTGTAAATGTGTTGAAATACTTCATTAAAACTATAGTTTCCTTTAATTGTACTTTTTACACCCTTTGGTGCTAAATCTTCTGGTCTTTTAATTTCTTTTTTCATTTCTTGTAAGGTTTAAAGTTCTTCTTTGCTATTTGTAATGCTTCTGCTTCGCTATCAGCGAATCCTGTGTCATAGGTAAAACCATCGTTATACCAATACAACCACTCACCTACATGAGATTGAAATACACCTATTGAATCAACAGGTATTTCCCTCATATAAAATAGGCTTTTTGCTTGTTGTCCTAGATAGATGTTCATTCGTTTTCGTAGGTATCTTTGTAATACTGTTCCATTTTGTATCGATGCAGAATAAGATCAGATGCACCGTGTCTATGTGCCGATTCTATTTGCATCTTCTCTCTTTGCTTGGCTTCTTCTAAGATGGTGTGCCAAGTAAACTTATCCTTTGGTGTCTCCCACAATCTGTTGAATAACCAATCTACTGCTGTCTGTTTCATAGTTCTTGCATTTGTTTAATTAGCTTAATTAGTACAGCAATTTCTTCTTCTGTTAAATACACTCTGTATTCATAAGACTTATCTGCTTCTGATATAATTAGGTGTATACCTTTATTTTTAAACTCATCTTGCTGAATAACTATAACTTGGTCTACTGATGTATTTAATCTTGTTTCTACGAATGGTTTCATTTGACTATCTCTTTTAGTTGATTCCAAATTGATTCTGCATTCTCTCCCCAATACATGTCACACTTTCCATCTTTTATTGGTGCTTCTGTAAAATACGCTTGCATGTATTCATTAGCCTTTGCTGTAAATCTGTAGCAATTTTCTTTCTGGGGACAATTTGTCCCTGGGCACATAGTTATGTCTGCCATAGTTTTATTTGTTTTGTGCGTTTAAATTAAATAAAAAAAGCTCTCCACAATGAAGAGCTTCTGTTTTTTGTAGTCAGAGTAGGATTCGAACCTGTATACACGTCTAAGGTTATCTCAACGTGCCATTACTTTTAACAAGCAGTTCCAATGTGTGTCTCCATTCCACCACCTAACTATTTGCCACTGGAAAGCACTGGCGACTTAGTTTAACATCAAACCCTGTTATTATCCTACTAATGAACGCTTTTTCAGTTGATAGTAAACCTGTGTTGGCTTCTTCTTCATTGTCCAAGCCATTTCTTTGATTGTGAGTCTATCACGCCAAAGTTCAATTAGTGTTTCTATTTCTTGTTCTGTAAATGCACTCATAGTTTATTCATCATCATATCCCCATTCAATAATCTTGTCTTCAGGGGCTGTAACACGATAGTAGTTTCCCACTTGCTTGATTTCAAACTTTACGTTGAATCTCTCTGCTACAGCCCTGAAGTTATCAAGTTCATCTTCTGTTAGTTTTATCGTCTTTATAAGTTTTTCAATCATGTCAGATCTAGTGGTTTTAGTGTTCCTGATTTCTACTTCATCAGTTACCACTTTATAAATCACCTCACTTCTATGTCTAATATTACTGTACCATCTTGCAGATATTACACGTGCACTATATCCTGTAATGTCACTCACACGATTGAATGCGTAAGTGAGATTGGTAGGATAAACCTTAACCATCGTAATGATTAGTTTGTCAAGTTGTTCTTTGTTCTTCACTTTCATGGCTATTAAGAGTTAAAGAGTAAGTCAAAATGATTAACCACATCATTCATTGTATCCCATTTGTAAATGAAATGAGAACCCACTTCATCATGTACGCTGATTGAGAAAGGAATAAATGTACGTGTAAGAAAAGCCTCTCCTTTGAGAGACTCAAAATCATCTTCTCCTGGATAGGAGAAGCATGTGTGCTTTGATTTAGTTGTTTGCTTTAATGTTAATGCTATAATAGGTGAGCCTTTTATTCTGGTTGCTCATCAGTCGCACAATAATCAATGTTATTGTTCCCTAGTGCTCATGAATTGATCATAAGCACTCAACATTTCTTCTTCATTATTCACTGCGTCAATCTTCCACTTTGATAATGTAAATCCTTCTGGTAAAGCATCTCTTTTAACAACTGCTTCACCAAACTTACATGTGAAATCATTAACTCCTGGTTGACAATAATGAAACTCATCTGGTGTAGATAAAATAAAAAAGGTGTCTTTCTCAGACACCATTTTATTTTGAATCAACTTATTGAAATGGTTTTCAATACCTTCTACCAAACTCATTTTACCTTCTTTATGTAAATAAGTTGAGGATAGTCTGCTTGAAATACATACTTTGTAACAGGACAAAGCCATAATTGATGACCATCAACAATTGATTCGTAGTATGCACCACCATCAACTCTTGCGTGACCAACTGAGTCTAGATATGTGTCATCATGACCTAGTTTTGTTCTATGCAATGTATCTGTAGCACCTTCAAAATGCTCGTGTGAGAATGACACTGTCACCTCATTTGTATTGTTTGATAATCTATCAAGGTATGTGTCAGATCCTCCAACCATCATCAAGTTAGCCTTTGTTCCAAGCCCTAACGTGAGAAACTCTGGAAGATCTATATACCATATACCGTTTTCTTTGTAAAATCTGTGCGTTTGCATTTTTTAAAATATAATTTGTGGATTGTACTTAACGAATTCCATCCACCACACAACAAGTGTGATGACTATTATTGCTAATAGGCTAAAGAATACTATTCTCTCGCTAAATTCTTTTTTACTTATTTTCTTTTTCATCTTCGTTACCAAATAATTGTTCCCATTCTGTTGGATGAATACCAGATATAATGAACTCACGCTCATCAAGAGATAAATCAGGAAATGCTTCTTGAGCAAGTCCTGATCTACCACTTATGAAGTTGAATAGTTGTTCTGGCGTGATGTTGATGTCCATCTTGTTCACCTTACCACTGACAATACTCTTTCTTTCAACTATCATCTTCGTCATCCTCCCATTCTGTCCAATCTGTCCAATAAATAACATCATCAGCATACGCATCGTCAATATCTCTATATCCACGATCTATGCACCATTGTAAAGCGTCATGTCCATATTTGAAATACACACATCCGTCATTACCAACCCACCCCTCATTCATTCCTTCACCTGTTACGGAACAAGTCCTTGCCCATTTCATAGAAACAGACAAGGAATTGACAATAACAACAATGCAACCATCATCCAGATACACTGATTGAGAGTTGTTTGATGAACTTTCTGCATTGCTTCTGAATCAGTGCTTCTTTTACTGATCTCTGCATCAACAGCGAGTGTATACAATGTTGCCATGAAGAATATAAACAGAGAACCAAGGAGATTGTAATCATTAAGACCCATCTCCATTGCTTCACCAGCAAATATCAACATACCTATCACTCCTAATCCTGCGAGGATAGCGGTTCCACCTGCGATCACTCTAGCTAATTTTAGTGTATTCATTTTGTTTGTGTGTTTGTTTTTATAATTGGTAATTCTTGAATTTCAATCATGTGACGTGTTACATCGTCAGGTGTGAGAAAGCCTAATACATCATCTGTTATATGTGTACCATAAGTTATCTCACCATCACTATCTAAGACAGCAAGTTCATATAAACCTCTCTGTCCACCATAACTATGCGGTCCTTGAACAACAGATACACCATATCCATTGTAAAACTTCATATATGCACGAATCCATTTAATGTCTTCATTCATCGTCTCAAAGGACAAGTCATCAAATGTTTTCACATATGATTCTAATTCTTGTTCAGATTCAATACGCATCATTTCTTCGTAGTCATCTATTTCTTTCCATCGTTCTTCATTTGATTCGAAGTAACGTCTATCTTCATCAGCCCAATACTCATTCATAGTATCCTGCTTAATGGAAGCAATAGTCTTAGGAAATAAGAAAGTTAAAATTGATTTCAACATAGCCTTAGAGATAATGGTAAATGAATGGAAAACAATACATACTGTCAATTAGGACACATACAACCAATGCTTGCAATGTCTCTTTTCTTGTGCCCTTGAAATTGGGCATTACACATAATGTAATCATGTTCGTGTGCGTTTAAAATGAATGAATAAAATAAATTGTAACAAGTGGCACCCATTTGCAGGTAGGTGTTCTCCAATGGTTTCGATTACAGCATACGTTCTGTAATATTCCCTGCTTGTTCTTGTTACAATTACCCTATGTAATTATTTGTAAGTTCCAACCTGATATTTTTGCACTCCACATGGCATGGACTAACTCTCATCACTGAGACTGCATATTTCCCTCGCTTACAATCTAATTACATTTAAGATAAATGTGAGCCAGACATACGTTACAAAGAACTCAATCTATACTACTCTCACATTTGAACCAGTAGTGTGGCTTTTTTGTGTGCTTTTTGTTAATTAATGCTATACGACATGTCTAAAGAATGAAATCCATCACCATGAATTACACCCTTATACACGTGTACACTGACACTCCTACTCTAATACTCACAACTATTTCTTGACAAAGTGCAACACAAAGTTTCTATTTCCTCGAGGAAAACTTTATTTATTTGTACATTACTGCAAAACCATTGTATTTTACTAAGAATGGATTAGTTACACAGATCACACCATATATAATACAACGCATTACCACATGCTTGGCCTCGTAGTACCCATCATTGTATTTGTCTATATATGTCTGATTTGCACAG